AAATTATGCAAACAAAAATACACTACTTGTTCTCATCTCACAACAACGAAATCAGTTTGGATCTATGCATGCTTCGCACATCCCCACAGGTGGAATGGCAGTCAAGTTCTTTAGCACCACTGTCATTAAGCTTTGGTCTTCTGAAGCTGAGGCTAATGCTATTAAAGCTGGCGTTAAGGTTGGCGACAAAATTATCGAACAAAGAGTCGGAAGACCAGTTAATTGGATTGTTGATTACAGCAAAGTCTCACCCCCAAATTTATCAGGACAATACGACTTTTATTACCAAGGGGAAACTCTTGGTGTAGACAGAGTAGGAGAAACTTTAGATGTTGCAGAAATGTTCGGCATCGTGGAAAAAGGTGGCGCTTGGTATACCGTTAATGGTGAAAGAATACAAGGAAGAGCAAAGGCAGTGCAGTACCTTCGTGATAACCCAGAAATAGTTGAAAAATTAATTGAGGAAATAAATGCCAAATCTTAATGATTTTCTGAAAGAAAATAAAGGTAAAGATTACGATCTAGAAGAAATTGGTGGAATACGTGCATGCTCTAAATGCGATGAAGATGTTAAAGGTGCAAAATGGGATCCAATAGATTTAGTTATGTCTTGGAGATGTTCTAAGGGACACGATACAATTTTTAAGGTTCAGTAATGTCAGAAAGATCAGAGGCCAAAAGAGATGGAGCTAAGCAACAAAAAAATAGCGGACGTGGTGATTATCAGAAGGGTGACGCACAGTGGAAATCTTTTGTGGTGGATTATAAAGAGTACGAAAAATCAATATCTATCTCACAAAATATTTGGGCTAAAGTTTGTACAGACACTTTTAAAGTCAGTAGGGATAAGTATCCAGTTCTCAAGCTCATCCTTGGCAAAGACAATAGCAAAACGAGGCTTGCAGTAATTGAATGGTCGTTACTGGAACAGTTAGTAGAAAAGTGGGAAACAGATAATGATTAAAGAAATTTTAATGACAACAATAACTGGTGCTGCAGTAGGGGCAGTATTTGCATTATTCAAGCTTCCAGTTCCAGCACCACCAGTATTTGCTGGACTTATGGGAATATTTGGACTATGGCTTGGATATGGTTTAGTAGGGAGATTTTTATAATGTTAAATTTTTTATGGGGACTAGCAATAGGAATTTCAATAGGTTATCCAATGGGTCTTTGGGCAATCTGGTATACAAAAAAAGAGGTAAAGAAACATGTCGAACGACAAAACTGAATCTAAAAATACATTAGAGTTAATTAATTCAATTACAGAATTTAATGATCTACATGAATTTATGCAAGATGAACACCTAGACAAGGCCCTTGCTGTAGTTGTTAAACTATTAATGAATCCAGATGTTCCTTCAGCAAAAGCTCCGCTTTTAATTATTGAATTACAAGCAATGTCTACAAAGTTTGCAATGATGGCATCTGTATACTCAACAATTATGAAAGACAAGGCTGGATCTGTTAACAATAATAAAAAGAATATATATTACTCAGCAAAGGAGTCCATAGACAAACTTGTAGATGCACTTAAGTATGTCGTTAGGTACAATTAAAAATGGGTAGAGATATAGTAAAGAATCTTAAGTTTAAAAAGCATACTGGTAAATTTTTTGATCCAGAAAAGTTTGCAGATATGTTAGACGAAGCTTACTTAAATACAAAACGTGCAGACGGAGAAATGACTAAGAAGTCATTTAGTCCTAGTAGTCTTGGCTATGGGCATGGAAATTGTCCAAGATACTGGTATATGGCATTTAGCGGTGTTGTATTTATTGATGATAACGATTCTGTTGCTGTAGCAAATATGGCTCAAGGAACTCAGGCTCACGAAAGACTTCAAAAGTTAATTAAAACTATGCCAGAGTTTGTATCAGAAGAAGAAGAAATTATTAATGAGTATCCGCCTATTAGAGGATTCATAGATTTAATAATGAACTATGATGGAGAAACTGTAATTGGTGAAATTAAAACAGCTAAGCAAGAAGTTTGGGATACCAGACAATCTGAAATGAAGCCTTCTGCCAACCATATGCTTCAAATTCTTACATATATGAAACTTAAGAACGCAAAAGAAGGATTCTTTTTATACGAAAATAAAAATACTCAAGAGATATTACTTATTCCAGTAAGCATGAATGATAAAAATAAACAAATTATTGAAGAGACATTCATGTGGTTACAAGAAGTTTGGGATAATTTTAAAGATGGAGGCCTGCCAATGAAACCAGCAGGTGCTTCTAAAACTAAAATGCCTTGTACATACTGTCCAATTAAAAAAGCTTGCTGGGCTAAAGATGCAGATCCTGGCACAGTTCAAATTGAATTATATCAGGTGCCTAAATTATGATATGCGGAAATAAAGAATGCGCTAAAGATTTTACCGCCAAGACACATAATCAAAAATATTGTTCTGATGAATGCTGCCGTATTGCAACTAATAGAAGAATCATGGAAAAATACTATGAAAAGAAAGCTATCAGAAATGGTGCTTTAAGAAATTGCAAGAAATGTAAAATACAATTAAGCAGATATAATCAAAAAGATGTTTGTGCTACTTGTGAAAAAAATATAGGGGCTGCAAACAAAAAGGTTTTATGGGACATTATAAATGAAATTGGGTGAACTTATTAAAACCAAAGCCAACAGAGTTTTGGGTATAGATGCTTCTACAAACTCAGTGGCCTTTTGCCTTATGGAAAATGATAAACCATTAAAGTGGGGTAAGATTGAGTTTGTTGGATCAGATATATACGATAAGATACTAGATGCCAAAAATAAAATGCATGGAATGCTAGAAGAATTAAAGTCAGATTATATAGTTGTAGAAGGTGCAGTATATGTTAAATCACCAGATGCTGTTATTAAATTATCATATGTTTATGGTGTAATAATTGCTGAATTGATGTCTACTGGGGCAAAGGTTATTACTATATCTCCCACATCATGGCAGGCGTATATAGGGAATAAAAATCCAACTAAATTTGAAAAGGATGATATTAGATTTAAAAATCCAGGATATGCAGACTCATGGTATAAAAACCAATTGCGTAATATGCGTAAGCAAAGAACTGTTGACTATTTTAATAACAAGTATGATTTAAATTTATCAGATTTTGATGTGGCAGATGCATTTGGCATAGCACACTACTCTAATAGAATACTTACAGAACGATGAAGTTATATCAAAGCAAGGATTGGCTATATAGAAGGTATGTAGTCCAGAAGAAAACAGTAACAGAAATAGCTAAAGAATGTAATGTTTCTGCAATGACCATACAGAGATATTTAGAGCAGTTTGGACTAATTAAAAAAAGATGAAACTTGAACCAAAAAATATAGACTCAATTAATTTTACCAAGGTATTAGATTCATTTTATATTTATACTGGAGACAAAACAGATAAGTATGTACAATACTCCTGTATACATAACGGGGTTTGGGATAAAGAGCTAACAGAATGGATGTTTAAAAATATAAAGCCAGGATGGGTTTGTTTAGATATCGGTGCAAACATATTTTATTTCACAGAAGTAATGTCAAGACTTGTTGGACCTATGGGTAATGTAATATCTTTTGAACCAATAAAAAGATTATGTAATTTATATAACTCTGCTAGAACTTTAAATGACTATTCAAATGCTGGACAAATAGTTGTAATGCCCTTCGCCCTATCTGATAAAGAAGATAATTTAATATTAAATATTTGGGAAGAAAATATAGGAGGATCTGGAATAGTTCATGAACATCAAATAGGCAATCATGGACAATATGGAAACTACTATACAGAAGAAATTCAAGCACAAAGATTAGATTCTGTTTATCCTGGTAAGGTTGATTTTATGAAAATAGATGTTGAAGGTCATGAAAGATTTGTATTTGAAGGATTTTCAGAAATGGCTAAAGAATGTCCATTAATTGTTGTAGAGCTAGGCTATGGACAACCAGACGAGTTTTTGATAGAATTAAATAATAAATACGACATGACATTTTTAAATGGGGAAGCGGCCACATTTGAAAAAATAAAAGAGCATGATGTAGTAAATGTTCTTTTAACAAGGAGATAATATGTTGCGACCAGTATATGAAGACGTAAAAGATTTTCATTGCCAGGACTTATATTTACATGCAGTTGGCGCACCAGCTGGCATAAAAATATGGAACACATGTCATGAAATAGCCCACATGTTAATTGAAAAAAATATTTCATATGGCAATTCAGCCTTAGATCCTGCAAGAATATTTTCAACGGCGGACTCAACAGAACAATTAAAGGTTAGGATTGATGATAAGCTAAATAGAGTTAAGAATAACCAAGGTTTTGCTGGAGATAATGATATTGATGACTTAATTGGTTATTTAATTCTATATAAAATAGCTAAATCTAATTGACTTTTCAGTCGACTAGAACTATAATAATACATAATGGATATCGAATTAACTGATCATTTTGATCGCATGAATAGAGTAGTATCAGAACTTCTTAAGGGAAGCAACCCTACACAAATTGCTACAATTACTGGAATGCCACGTAAAGATGTGGTTGAATTAATTGATGAATGGAAAGAAGTTGTACATAATGATACTACTGCAAGAGAACGTGCAAAAGAAGCAATCTCTGGTGCAGACCAGCATTATGCAATGCTTATTAAAGAAGCCTGGAAGACAGTAGAGGATGCAGATCAAGCTGGTCAATTAAATGTAAAGGCAACCGCATTAAAACTTATTGCTGACATTGAAGGTAAAAGAATAGGAATGCTTCAAGAGGTTGGCCTTTTAGATAATGCAGAAATTGCATCACAGGTTGCAGAGGCCGAAAGAAAACAAGAGCTTCTAGTTAAAATATTAAAAGAGGTTACAGCGCAGTGTCCTAAATGTAAAATGGAAGTTGCTAAAAGACTGTCTCAAATAACAGGAGTTGTTGAACCAATAGAAATTATTGAGGATGCAAGTGGATCTTAATTTTAATGATATCATAGATATTTTAGATGGCGAAGAGTTTGATGAAAAACCAGTCGATCTAAAAACTTTTGTAACTAGTCCAGAGTACCTTGGGCTACCACCACTTTCAGAACTTCAATATGAGTTAATTGAAAGAAGTTCTCAAATTTATAAAGAGTCAACGTTAAAAAAGTTGTTTGGTGAAGATGAAGGCGGAAAAAGATTTAAACAGACATGTAATGAAGTAATTGCTCAACTAGGAAAAGGTAGTGGAAAAGATTATTGTTCTACAATATCAGTTGCCTATATAGTATATTTATTACTATGTCTTAAAGATCCAGCAACATATTATGGCAAGCCACCAGGAGACTCAATAGATATTCTTAATATTGCTATCAATGCACAACAGGCAAACAATGTATTTTTTAAAGGATTTAAAACAAGAATTGATAGGTCACCTTGGTTTGTAGGTAAATACGAACCAAAGGCATCCGAAGTCAAATTTGATAAAAGTATTACAGTACACTCAGGACACTCAGAAAGAGAATCTTGGGAAGGATATAACGTAATTGTTGTTGTACTTGATGAAATTTCAGGCTTTGCTATTGAAAATACAACTGGACATGATCAAGCAAAAACTGGCGAAGCAATTTATGATATGTATCGTGCATCGGTAGCCTCACGTTTCCCAGACTTTGGAAAAGTTATTTTGCTTTCATTTCCTAGATTTAAAAATGATTATATTCAAAAGCATTACGAATCTGTTATTGCTGAAAAACAAACAGTTATTCAGTCTAAAACAATGAAGATGGACGAAGATCTTCCAGATGGAACTGAAGGCAATGAGATAACAGTAGAGTGGGAAGAGGATCATATAAAGTCTTATCTTTTCCCAAAAACATATGCTATTAAAAGACCAACGTGGGACATTAATCCAACTAAAAAAATTGAAGATTTTAAAGTAGATTTTTATAGAAATTCTTTAGACGCTCTAGGAAGATTTGCTTGTATGCCACCAGAAGCAGTAGATGCATTTTTTAAATCTAGAGAAAAGATTGAAAAAGCTTTTAATAAAATGAATTTAGCAGTAGATAAATTTGGAAGACTTGAAGAGTGGTTTAAGCCAGAGCCAGAAAAAGAATATTTCTTGCATGTTGACTTAGCGCAAAAACACGACCATTGTGCCGTTTCAATGGCACATGTAGATAGATGGGTTAACGTAAGAGTAACAAATGATTACTCTCAACCAGCACCAATTGTAAGTGTTGATGCTGTAAGATATTGGACTCCAACTGCTGATAAATCTGTAGACTTTACAGAAGTTAAAGATTATATATTGTCTTTAAAAACAAGAGGATTTAATATCAGAGTCTGTACATTTGATAGATGGAATTCACACGATATGATGCAACAGTTAAAACAATATGGAATTAACACAGAGCTACTATCAGTTGCAAAAAAGCATTATGACGATATGGCAATGGTTGTTGCAGAAGAAAGACTTTCTGGCCCAGCAATTAAATTATTGACAGATGAGTTACTTCAATTAAGAATTATGAGAGACAAGGTTGATCACCCAAGAAAAGGTTCAAAGGACTTGGCGGATGCTGTGTGTGGATCAATATTTAACTCAATCAGTAGGACTAGACCAGATAATAATCAAGAAATTAAAATTCATACATACGAGTCAATGACATTTGATGATGACTTTAGCAAGGACAATCCAGATGTTTCTGCAGTTAATATGATAAGGGCACCAAGGATGCCAGACGATTTAAAACAAGCGATGGACAGGATGATGGTAATATGAGCGAATATCAGGATAAGGCAAAAGAATGTAAGTGCTGTGGCAAGCACGTTCCGCTACCAACTGTATTAAAAGAATACAATGGGATAGTAATGTGCCCAACCACATTTGCAAACGTAATGGAATATAAAAGAATCTGGAAAGCTTTGGGTAATAGGCCAACTGGAAATATCAGAAAGCATTTTTCAGACTATGTTCAACAAGTAGTCGAACAAACTATAGATAAGAATGAGGACGGCAGCCTCCAATAGGTCCTGCTGTATAATAGTATGTATGAAGAGGTTCATATGGACGAGTATGACGAAAGAATAGCTTACTATCTTGAAATAGGTGCCGTCCAACTTGAAGGCGTAGATGAAAACGGAGAAATTATATATTCTGTTTCAGAATCTGCAAAAGAGATAGCGCCAGAACTATGGGAATCTCATGTAGAATATATAGATAATGCATTAATAGATTTATATGAGTCTGGACTGATCACAATAGACTATGATGAAAACTTAGAAGCCAGTATAGGATTAAGCGAAGAGGGATATGAAAAAGCAAGGTCTTTAGGGCTTATTGAGTTAAATGACGATAAAGATATACCAAACAACTAGGAGAATAAAATGCCATACAACATTAGACAGGGCGTAGCTGGATGCAAAGGTTATGCTGTAGTAAATGATAAGGGTGAGCTAAAAGGATGCCATCCAGGAAAATCTTCAGCAATGGCACACATGAGAGCTTTATATGCTGCCACTGCAAACGAAGAAAAAATTAAAGAAAAGAAAAAGAAGATTCTTTAATATTTTCTGCAATATGATATAATTGTACTAGGATGCCCATCTGGGGTCCTATATTAATTTATTTGCTTAAAGGAGAAATAAAATGGTACAAACATATACATGGGATCTTTTTAAAGACCCATTTTTTATTGGCTTTAATCGTGAACTAGATAGACTTACAAGAGTTCACAGCCACGCATCAAACTCAACATACCCACCATATAATGTAATTAAAACAGACGACGAAGATACATTTTTAATCGAAGTTGCTGTGGCGGGCTTTGCCAAGGAAGACCTTGGAATCACTGTTAAAGATCAAACTCTTACCGTAAAGGGAGAAATTAAAGATTCTACAGAAGATGCAAAGTTCGTGCATAAGGGTATTGCAACTCGTAAATTCACAAGAGAATTTGCTCTTGGAGAATATATTGAAGTTACTGGTGCTGAGGTTTTAAATGGTATGCTTACAATTAAATTAGAGCGTATCATTCCTGAAGAGGAAAAGCCAAAAACCATCAAAATAAAATAAATAGTATAATATAAATCTGCACCCCGTCACTGGGGAGTCGCAGATTATATGCGGGCCGCTACCCGCAGGATAGACCTGAGCATGTCTCAAAACTGCTCTTTAAAATTTAAGGAGAATCATGTACGAGTATCGTGTTAAAAAAGTAACTGGCGTAGTGGACGGTGATACCATTGACTGTGATATTGACCTTGGTTTCAATGTGTCCTACTCCCAACGAGTACGCCTTGCTGGTATCGATACTCCAGAATCTCGTACAAAAGATAAGAATGAAAAAGTTTTGGGGCTGGAAGCAAAAGAATACGTTAAATCAAAACTAAAAGATGCACAATCTGTAGTTATTAAAACAGAGCTTCCTGATAGTTCTGAAAAGTATGGAAGAATACTTGGTTGGATTTATGTAGACGGATCTCCAAAGTCTGTTAATGAACAGATGATTGAAGATGGTTATGCATGGTTATACATGGGAGAAACTAAAGTCAAAGATTTTGAAGCTTTAGCAAAGGTAAGAGCAAAGAAGAAATAGCAAAATGCCTATCTATGAATACAAATGTGATTGTTCACAAGAAGATATCATACAGTTTGAAAGAAGTATTTCTCAAGTTGAACCAGAGTATGGTTGTGAAAAGTGTGGATCTACTATGAAAAGACACTATGGCACATTTGGAATACAGTTTAACGGTTCTGGTTTTTATAAAACAGATAATCCAAAGTAGTCAACTAACTTAAATTAATTAAACTATTGTGTTATAATTACTAAGTTACATAAACAATTTATGTAACTTAGGAGAGTCTTAATTGACTAGAAAAGTTAAACTTTTATTATTTAGCCTTATTGTTCTAGGCTGGTTGTCATTTTCTGCACCAGATTATGCACATGCAACTGGTGATGAAAGTCAAGAACAGGTTATAGTAAGTCCAGCACAACAGGCTGTCAATAGCGCTCTTTCTACAGCAACTACAGAAGTTCAGCAGGCTATAGATGCTACAGCAAATGCGGCAACTGAAGTATCTCAAGCACAAACAGAATTATCTCAAGCACAGGCGGCAACATCTCAAATAAATTCAGCAATTAGTGCAGCACAAACAAATGTAAATAATGTTCAAAATGCTATTAATACAGTAAATGCTATTGATTTAGAAGTTACACAGGTAGATCAAAGTTCTCAAGTTATACAAGATGCTAAAGCAACAGTAACAAATGCTCAAACATCAATTGATAATATCAATGTAACATCAGCACAAACAGAAATTTCTCAATTAACTACAGCAAGAGCTGAGGCAGTATCTGCTCAAGCAACTGCACAAACAGAATTAACTCAAGCAAACATAGCAATTGATAATGCTCAAAATGCAGTTAATGCATTACAAGCAA